CTCGGTTTGACCAATGTTCAAATAGGATTATTTAGTTTACCAGCCTTTATTGCTCTTTCGTCAGTTGTATTAGTCGTTCTTAACAAGAAAGCGAGATATAACCCAGCTGTTCTCGTTTCTTTGATTATAAGTTTAATGCACTTGTATCACCACTACACACTCGCTAAATTACAAAATAAATAATTTTATCCAGTAATTATATATATGCGCGTTCGTTTAAAAAAAAGTCCACGCATTGATAAAAAGTTTAGAGTTACTTTTGAAAATGGGAAAATAGTTGATTTTGGGGCGAGAGGGTACTCAGACTATACGATACACAAAAACCCTTTACGTATGCGTTCATACGTAACGCGACACGGTGGGTTTGTTCCTCATATGGTACAAAAACAAACCGATCCTAAACTGATTCATAAAAATATGCTTGATGTGACTCGAAGTGATAAAGAAAACTGGACAAAAACAGGTTTTTTTACCGCGGGATTTTGGTCAAGATGGCTTTTATGGAGTCATCCAGATTTTGAAGGTGCGAAAAAGATTATATCTAAGAAGTTTGATTTATCTTTTCTCTAAGACCACGACGTTTAAGGTTTGCTTTTAAAGCGGTCATTAAATTTGCGCGTGGATCGCGTTTAGTTGGTACTGGTGGTGCTTGTGGAACAGGTGGCGCACGTGGTACTGGTGGTACACGTGGTACTGGCTGTGAGACTCGACGAACCCGTGGAACATTTGGTTCAACTGCTCGTAAAAGAGATTTACACGTTCGTAAAAGTTTTTTAGATTCACGAACCTGAATTTCCAAAGATGGTGATCGCCGTCTTTGAATTTTCATTTTAAGTTCCTTTTCACTCAGAGGAACGCGCTTCCCTTTAATTTTTTTAGTTACGCGAAGACCAAGACGTTTTGCTTCATTTTTTAACAAATCTATCTTCATTTATACTATATGTATCTATTTTTTATTTAAATCTATTAACTGTATCTTTACCGACAAGTACAGTCTGTGAAATAGAACAAATACAAAATACCAACATTGCCAATAATACCGGTGGCGTTTTAAAAGGCATGCGCATTATCAACATTATACAACACGTAGACGAAATTATACTCGTTATTTTTGAGGCAAGTTTTTGAGTTGAATATGCCATTTACTATTACATTAGAAAAAATTATCAGTTCTATACATTTTCGCCTGAAATGAACCCGTTTGTCCCAAAACTGAAACAGCTTCATTTCCGTAAAGTTCTCTACATCCCATATCGTCCATACAATCACGATTATCAATAGTTACCGGGAGTGGATACACTTGATCACCTGGTGTTGTCGTGTAATAATGGTATTGATCGCGTCTTCCCCTAACTTCTTTGCCGTATAAGGGTAACGTTTCTTCATCCGATCCTACAAGAACACCCATTTGTTGGACGTACCCGGGTTTATACTCTTTAATTGGTGGGTTTCTAAACTCCCGTTCAACTGGTATTTGTACTGGAACTTCGACTGGGACACCCACTGGTACACCAACTCTTTTTTTAACGACAATAGGGTTACGTACTTGATATACAATTACAGTAATGAGTACCATTAACGCAATAAATAATAATTTTTGTTGTGTTTTGTTTTTGATCTTCATTTTATATATACCAACATTATTTAACAAACCGTTTTCGAAGTTCATGAAGAGGTTCCAAATCAATTCTATTGAGTCTGTACTGAACAAGTAACCAAAGAAAAAAGAAAATAGATTTTAAGAAATTGTTTGCCTCTGTATCATCCATTTTATATATAGGTCCCATTACACGTCCAAAGAATGTTTCCTCTTTACTGTTTCCTGTTACTACCATTTCCATTTGTGTTAAAGCACACGTGTCATCATTTACCGACCAATGGAAAAATATGAATGGTACGAGAAGGGAATAAAACTCAAGGTTTTGTTTGTTCTTCATGAATGGTACAACCAACATGGTTATAAAAAAGAGTAAATGAATGAAAAATATAATATTCATATCTATTAATATGAACGAAGAAAAGAAACTTCCAAAAATATGGCACCCACAACAGGAGAAAATATTAAAGGCCTGGGGTGAAGCCGCGGCGTGTTATAGATATATGCACTACCAAGCCTATTGTTCATTTAAAAATTTGAGTATGAAATTTACTATACCACTCATAATTGTAAGTACGGTTACCGGTACTGCTAACTTTGCACAGGAAACATTTCCACCTTCCGTGCAACCATTTGTACCTTCGGCTATTGGTGGTTTAAATTTAATCACAGCCATTGCGACGACGATCATGCAATTTCTTAAAATTAATGAACTCATGGAAGGTCATCGAGTTGCTTCTGTCCAATACGGTAAAATTTCACGAACAATACGTCTCGAACTTACACTCCCACTTACCGAAAGAACACTAAGTGGTACAAATATGATTGAAAATATGCGAACAGAATATGATCGTTTAATAGAACAATCACCTAATGTACCTAAAAAAATGATAGACGCGTTTGAAAAGGAATTTCCAGATGATAATGCATTCTTCAAACCAGAAATTATGCATATACAACCTATAATACCATTTAAAGCCATTCAAGAAAATAAAGTTATAACGAAGTTAAAAGATGCCATAGGAGGTGTGGCAAAACGAGAACTTAAACAGGAACTTGATGATATACGGGGATTAAAAAAGACTGTTAAATCAGATATAGAACGTGTACAAGAACGTAAGAATGAGATATTAGATTTAAAAGATAAAGGGATTGTGAGTTTAAAAGGTGACCTCATGAAAGAATTGCGTAGACGTACAGAACTCATGGAAGTTGTTACAGAATCACCGAAAGACGATTCACAAGATACGCCACCATAATAAATAGCGCAAAGTTAAAGACTGTAATGCACATCAAGTAAGGAAACAGTTTCCTTTTTAAAGGATCTATCACTCTCGTTTGAAGTGTATTATTTTCCATAATAATATCTAACGCCTGAGTAGCGAGATCCGCATCTTCAGTATCATTCGACATGAATGCCTTTGTTACAATACATAAACAAAAAAAGGTTGATCGTATTTCGCTCCATGACCGCGAAATAAAGGAAATTAAGTCTCTATTAGAAAATGGTAAGAATATATTTTTATGTGGTGCGGCTGGTGTCGGAAAAACATTCGTTCTTAATAAAATTCTCGATGAGACAAATAGTATAGAAATATATGATGAAGTCTTACGTAAAAAGGATATATTCATAAGTACGATAAAAAATTCAAATATGCATGCCTATATAGACGATTATGAGTCTGATACTGCATATAAAAGTATAGTAGAAACCATATGTGAAGGTGGTCGAGTTACAAAAAAACCATTACTCGTGACGTCTAAAAATGTACACATGTTACCGAATTTTAAACTTGTATTCCTACCGAAACGTAAACCTGAAACTATTCAATGGTTAAATAAAAATCACCCACGTTCAAAAATAGCCTCTGAAAAGTGTAAAGGAAATATAGGAAACTATTTTAATTACCTCGAATATAGCGACGAAAAGGATATTTTTAAATCATCAAAAGACATTATTGAAGATTTCTTTTGTAAACCAGGTACAGTAGATATAGAAGAAACTATACATGAACATGGACATATTTGGGGTGCCGTACACGAAAATTATCTTGGTGCCAACCCGGAACACCCCGACAAAATCATGAATGCATTAATAAATGCAGATACGTTCGATACAGAATTGTATAAAGGTGAATGGGATTTCATGCCTTATTTTGTTTTATATGCCATGAAAATACCAAAAATATATACGCGTAACACCTTAGTTGAACCCGGTACAATACGACCAGGGAGTGCGTGGACAAAATACGGGAACCAGAAAATGCGTGAACAGAAGATTCGAAGTATACAGTGTCGTTCCCATACAAAAATGAACCATCATGAATTTATGCTTTTACGTGAGTATGCACAAAAAGGTGACGTCTCGAAGTTTAAAGAGTATAATCTGACACCACAAGATTTTGATGTTATGAACCACCTTGGTTTACAGAACAAACTGAAACAACGGGAGGTTACTAAAATCAAAAAAATGATTAAAGAAGATAGTCTAAATTAACTAAATGAATACAACTACTCCAGCTTCAGAAGAGCTACTCCAGCTTCAGAAGAAGAAGAAGAATATAAAGTATCTCGGGTCATCGGTAACGAAATTTTCTATTACGGGGAAATTACCGATGTTGATATTCTCGAGTTTATTGAAGATTTTAAAAAACTCGAAATTAATCTTCTTAAAAAGAAAGCCGAACTCATAGGGTACGAACCTGTCATACATTTTCATATATGTAGCGAAGGTGGTGATTTATTCGCAGGGTTAAGTGCCATGAACATTATAGAAAAATCGCGTGTTAAGGTCATTACCATAGCACAAGGTGTGTGTTGTTCCGCCGCCACGTTTCTCCTTTTAGGTGGTCACGAACGTCGTATAGGTAAGAATGCACACGTTCTTATCCACCAAATATCCACGAACGGGTTCTGGGGAAAATACGAAGAACTCAAAGACGAAATGAAATCGTGTGATAAACTCATGGATATGATTACAAAAACGTATAAGGAAAAAACAACTATACCCCAAAAACAGTTTAAGAAAATTATGAAACGTGATATGTATTTAGATCCACAAGAGTGTATCAAGTATAATGTCGTTCATTCGATTGATTAGACCCCGACTCCACCTTAACTTCAGACCCTACGGATCTGTGGGTTTTTCAAATCTACGTGTCTCTTATATAAACCGATAATGGTCGCTATTATAAGAAATATACAAATGGTATTCGCATTTATAGGAATAACCGTGTTTTCTGGAGGCCTAAGTCGCTCCATTCGTTTATAATCTACAACTGGTGGAACACTACTCATATATTACTACTATAATGGAAACAATTTTTAAAACGGATAAAAACGGCAATCAAAGGTACACGTCTATCAGAGTTCAAAAACTGAAAGACGGTACCGCCAATATTATTAAAGCAACAGGTGTTGTTGATGGTAAAGAATCTATCTCAACAACACACGTTCCGCTCGGGTACGAGAGTGCCCTGAAACGAGCAAAAACTATTTGGAAGAATTTACATGTACCAGACGTTATGCCTATGTTGGCAAACAAATGGGACGATCGTAAAAAATACATTTCGGAACCGTTCTACGTTCAGCCGAAACTTGATGGAGTTCGTTTACTCGTCTCGAATAAAGGTGGGATTTCACGTACGGGGAAACTCGTTCCGGGAACAGAGTATCTCGGTAAAGGTCTCAAAGACGGTGAGTACCTCGACGGTGAGTGTTACGATCCAAACAAAACGTTTGAGGAAATTACAAGTTTGTTTAAAACCGACCCGAAACAACTCGAGTTTTACGTTTTTGATTATTT